CTCATCAAGGCGGACAACACGCGCATCCCCGGCTGGCAGCGCGTGAGGGAGTATCTCGCGGGGGAGAAGCCGCGTCTTCAGGTGTTCAGCACCTGCACGAACCTCATCCGAACGCTGCCTGTCATGACTTACGACGGGCATCGGGTGGAGGACATCGGGGACGGCCTCGAGGATCACGCCTGCGAGAGCCTGCGGTACGGCATCATGTCCCGTCCCCGACCCGCGCCCGTGAAACAGAAACCGAAGGAACCGGTATACAACCCGCTGGCGGACCCCCCGAAACGGAGGTCCTTTTTCAGCATTTGAGGAGGACGCATGGCAAGAGTCACGAAGAAGAAACCCGCACCCGACCGCGAGCTTATGACCGACGAGGAGAAGCTGGTCGCGAAGTGCTACGAACTGTTCGAGGAATTCCACCGGGCATACGTTTCCGAATGGGCGCGGCAGGATCACAACGAAACGCTGTATCGCGGCGAGCATTGGGAGAACATCCGCGAGGACGATCCCGCAGCTCCTACGCCCATGACTCCGATGCTTCAGAGCATCATCGAGAACGTGCAGGCGGACCTCATGGACGGGTTCCCGCAGGCGGTCGTGCGTCCCGAATCCCCGGAGGACAACGACGTGGCGGACGTGGTCGGCGCTCTCATCCAGCAGAACCACGACGCGCAGAACTTCCGGGCGGAGTACCGCCACATGATCCACGATCTGCTCACACAGGGCTGGTGCGTATCGGAGTGCGGCTTCGATTCCCACGCCTACAACAACATCGGCATGGGATACATCAGGCACGTCGATTGCCGCACGATCCTGTTTGATCCTCAGACCGAGGACATACAGGACGGACGCGCCGTGTTCAAGGTGCAGCCCGTCACGATCGCACGGCTCAACGAGATGTACCCGCAGTACAAGGGAGAGTTTGAGAGCGACGTGTACACGCTGTACACGGAGAAGGACCGCCGCGTGAACCGCGAGGACCGGAAGAACCTTCTGCTCATCGAGTACTGGTGGCGGGAGTACGACAAGGACAGCGAGATGTTCCGCGTACACATGGTCAAATGTGCGGGGCATAAGCTGCTGGAGGATTCGCGCCGGGCAAAGCCCGAAGGATACTTCGCTTCGGGCGCGTACCCGTTTGTGGTGACCGCTATGCTGCGGAGGAAGGGATCGCCGCTGGGCCTCGGCTTCTGCGACTCCTTCGGACCGACGCAGGTCTACTCGGACAAGCTCGATCAGATCATCCTTGAGAACACGATCATGGCGGCGAAGGGCAAGCTCCTCGTGAACCGCTCATCGGGCTTCGACGTTGCGGACTTGCAGGATTGGTCGAAGGAAGTGCATGAGGGCGACAACCTCGGAGGGGTATCGTGGATGCAGCTCCCGCCTCTCCCCCAGCACATCCTCGCCTACGTTCAGCAGATGCGGCAGGTCGCACGGGACGAGAGCGGAGCCAACGACTTCTCACGCGGGAACACCGCGTCGGGAGTCACGGCGGCATCCGCCATCGCGGCGCTCCAGGAGGCTTCGGGCAAGCGGAGCCGCATGATCAACCGCCAGCTCCACGAAAGCTATAAGGAAGCCGTGCGGCTGGAGATCGAGTTCGAGCGTGAATACAACCTGTTCCCGCGACAGGTCCTCGTGGTCCGACAGGGACAGCAGGTCCCGATGACGTTCGAGGCCGCGATGATGAAGCGCCTGTCCGATACCGGCGTGGAGGTCCCGATCGAGTTCTTCATCTCGATCAAGGTGGAACAGGAGCGCAGGTGGCAGGCGGTCACGCAGAACGAGCTGATGATCCAGCTCCTTCAGATGGGCATCCTCACGCCACAGCAGGCGGTCGAGCAGATGGTCTTCGATGGCAAGGACGCTGTGCTGAAGAGTATGGCGGAGGAACAGCAGAAGCAGATGGCTGCGATGGCGGCACAGGCTGAAGCGCAGGCCGCAGCGCAGGAACAGGCGGGACCAAGCCCCGAAGAGGAACAGGCGATTGCGGCACAGGCACAGGCGGAGCAGCAGATGGCGAATCTGCCGAACCCCGAAGCGCTGGCACAGGCTGCGGGAACCCCGGAGCAGAGCATCGTCATGGGACAGTAACGGATCGGAGGGGGCATACGCCCCCTTTTGATACATTGGGTGTCGCCGACCGCAACGGGCGTAAAACAAGGAGATCACATGGTAGGAGAAGAGACCACGGGCGTAAACGTAACCACGACGGAGAGCGCACCCGAACCGGCTACGGTATTCGGATTCGCGCCGCCGAGTGAGCAGGCTGTCGCCGAGCCTGCACCGGAACCCGCTGCGGAACAGCGGGAGTCCTCCGCGAACGAGAATGAAAACACGGTCGTAAACCAGGCGGACGACGCGCCTGCATTCACGGACGAACGCCAGCAGAACGCGTTTGAGTCGCAGAGGAAGCGCTATCAGAGGGAGATCGATAATCTCCGAAAAGACCCCGCGATGGAGGTCGGCGAACAGCTCATCCGCGACGTGATGCGTCAGAACAACCTGTCCCGCGAGGATGCTGTCGGTACGATCCGTCAGCGGTTCATCGACGCGTATGCGAAGAGGGAGAACATAGGCCCCGACGCAGCGCGTAAGCTGATGCAGATGGACGCGCAGGAATCGCGGGCGGCGGAGGGACCGAGTCCCGAAGACCGCGCAAAGCAGATCGTGGACGACCTGCTCAACACCGAGCTGCCCGAAGGATTCGACACGGACGCGGCGGTGGACGACCCGGAGTTTCAGAAGCTCCTCGTCGAGTACCCAGCCAAAGCCGCCGTGCGGATCTATCAGGCTGAGCGGAAGGCAAACGAGGCCCCGAAAGCCGTGGCGGACAGGCTTCGGGCGCGACAGAGCGTACCCGCATCGACGAGGCCGCAACAGCCCGTCAACGCCAGCAGAAACTATCGGGACATGAGTTCCGAAGACTTCTTCGCATTGAAGGAAAAGCTGGTGAAAGATTTCTAAAAAGGAGTAATTCATCATGGCTTACAACGTACAGACGACCGCCTATACCGACGGCGGTTCCCCGAAGCGCACCTATCTCAACAAGGAGTTCTATGACAAGAACTTGCTTGAGATGGCAAAGACCAAGTTCGTACACGCGCAGTTTGGTCAGAAGCGCCGCATCCCGCGTGGACAGGGCAAGAAGGTGGAGTTCCGCCGCTGGGTCCCGTTCACCATCACTTCCGACTACAACAAGCTCACCGAGGGCGTGACCCCCGACGGGCAGGACCTCGCGCAGACCCACCTGGAGGCGACCTGCACGCAGCACGGCGCCTTCGTGGAGGTCTCCGATCTGCTCGAAACCACCAGCTACGACGACATCGCCACCGCCGCCACCGATATGCTCGGTGAGCAGATGGGAACGGTCCTTGAGTGGATCACCCGCGACGCGATGTGTGCCGGGACCAACGTGATCTACGCGGGCGGCAAGACCAACCGCGTGGGCCTCACCGCCGCCGACAAACTGACCACCACCGAGATCCGCAAGGCGGTCCGCGAGCTGAAGAAGGCCAAGGCCCCGATGATCACCACCGGCGGTCGCAAGCCCCACTACATCTGCATCTGCTCGCCCGATGCGACCTTCGATCTTCAGAGCGACACGATGTGGCAGAACGTCTCCGTGTATTCCAACGCGGAGCAGGTGTACAGCGGTGAGATCGGTCGTCTCTTCGGCGTGGTCTTCGTGGAGTCCACCGAGGCGAAGGTCTACAAGCAGAGCGTCCTGAACGCGGTCAACGCGAACACTTCCTCCAGCGCGACCTTCGTGCTGAAGAACGATCCGACCGACGCGGAAGTGCGCTATCTGTCCACCCCCGGCAACAAGATCAAGGTCGGCAGCACCGAGTACACCCTGGACAGCACCACTCCGTACACGGCGGCTACGAAGACCGTCAAGATCACCACGACCGCCTCGCTGACTGCGGACGCGATCGTGTATTCCGAGGATGCGGGCGCTCCCGATGCCAGCAACAAGGTCGCTCCCGACGTACACGCCACGTTGATCTTCGGTCGTGACGCTTACGGCACGGTCGATATCGACGGCAGCGGCGCGATCGAGAGCATCGCGAAGGGCCTCGGCGAGACCGGCTTCGATCCGCTCAACCAGCGTGCCACTTTCGGCGCGAAGGTCAAGGCGTACACCGCGCTCATCCTCAACGACGATTGGCTCGTCCGCATCGAGCATGGCGTAACGGCGTAACAAACAGCACATCACCGGAAGTATGCAGGGAGGGCGAAAATCCGCTCTCCCTGCGCTTTTATATCGAAAGGAGAAGAACAAACTATGGCTACCAAGAAAACGGCTACAAGCGAACCTGTGCGTCATATCAGCGACACCGAGATGGCGAACGATGCGAGAAGCACGGCGGAGATTCTCCGCGCACAGCCCAGGGTGCGATTCACCATCATGCCCGACGGAAGCGGCGACAAGAAGATCCGCGTGAAGATCAACGGCACGGCGTGGGAGTACTGGGTAGGACGCGAGCAGGAAGCGCCCAAGGACGTGTTTGCGCTGATCGCTACCAAGTATGCGACCATCGCGCAGGCGGACGAGTTCAAGCGGAAGACCGAGAACAGCGATCTTGGGAGGCTGTGATCTAACCACGGAGGTGGGACATGACACTACTGGAGATCATTTCCTCCGCGCTGGAGCAGCAGGGCAAGACGAGCGACGCACAGGTCGTGCATGAGTGGCGTGACAAGTTTACGCAGCTCGCTAACGAGGGTCTCGCCGATCTTGCCGGTGCGCTTCGGCTGCGGCGGACGGACACCATCGACATCGGGGACGACGGCCTCCTGGACATCAAGGCGGACCTTCCGTATGAGTGCCTGAAGGTGATACGGATCACGCAGGACGGGAAGTGCATCCCATTCGGGAAGGGACCGTCCACCTACGAGATCCGCGTTCCCGTCAGCGGCACGGCGGACATCGAGTATCGGTATCTGCCAAACCCGATGACGAACGACACCGATGAACCCGGCATCCCGAACCGCCTGCATTCGCTCCTCGTGAACTATGTCTGCGGCAAGGACATCACGACCAACGACATCACCACGCAGAGCAGGAGCCAACAGTTCTACGAGCTGTACGAGCGCGGGAAGATCAAGGCACAGAAGGAATACGGCGAACCGGAGTTCTACGGGATCACGCACAAGTACGATTAAGGAGGGAATCATGGCAGAGTTTCCGAGCGTGCCGAAGGACTATCTGACAACGTCCTTTTTGGCGGAACTGAAAGCATACATCGATGAAAAGGCCTCGGAGGGCGGCGGCGGTGGCGGCGGATCGTCCGCGCTAGTCGTAAACGCAACTGTCACGGAACACACGGCTACGTTGGACAAGACGTGGCAGGAGATATGGGATGCTCTCGATAGCGGACGCCCTGCCTATCTGAAGTTTCCTTATAATGA